TATCAAAGAGCACGCCTCCATAGCCATACCGCCGAAAGAGTCTTTTAGTATACGGGTTCCAGTCACCCAGAAGGTGGCCATCACCGTAACCGTCAGGCCCAAAAAGCCGCATCGGCTCAGGAATCCAATGCAATATGACCTCACAGAGCTCAGTATCTAAAGCCCTGTAAAAGAAGTTATGCATCGAAAAAAGCGTCTCGCCCGTTATATCTTGGTCGAGATAGTAGGGACGAATGTCGAATCCCGCGTAGTAGTCAGAACCGCACGACTCACGGAACGGCGTAGAGCTGTAGGATTTCTTCCAATTAACTTGGAAGCCGGCAGCGCGCAGTCCGTAGACGACATCATCAAACCGATTTGTTGGTACAATGATATCGTCCCCATAAACACGGACCAGATCGACTTGGCCTTCACAGGCTGAAGCAGAAATGGCCCAAAAGATCAAGCTCTCAAGCGGAAAGGTAAAACCATTTCCCATGGAGCAGAATCGGGAGAGTCGGAAGTCTTGGTCTTTATAGACCACATCTGTAGTGAGCGACCTCAGGAAACTGAACCACTCCTCCGGAAGGAGGAACCGTACGAGCTCCGTAGCCACTGTATCAGATGCTGACGAAAGATCGATTGTAGAAAGCAGGCCTGTTAGGCTGCCCACACGTGCACAACGCTGATTAGGCGTTTGATCGCGCACGTCGATCCCTACGATTTTGATGCGATTTGCGAGCCAGTCGCCAACTCCACTCTGTACTAACGTATTAAGAGTGGGTTGTACGTCAATCCCGCGATGGATCATCGCATTTTTTGGGACGAACGAAAGGCGCCCCTCCTCAAGCGTTAACTCAAGGAGTTCATAGTAGCTTTCCTCCATCGTATCCTCGCAAACGTGCACATCTGTCTTAGAAGACAGAGCTAGGCATATATGCGGTAGACTGCGAAGGATTTCAGGCAACCATGGGCTTCGTGCCAAACGTTCACTACACGTGAGACTATCAGCCAGTTTCATCTGGAATGTAGCCTCGGTCTTTTTAATACGTGTTGTAGCACCGGGTCCGAAACGAAACTTGAATTCTTCCATACGAG